GAATGCAGATATAAAAGGTATAAAACCTTCTGCAATGGATTCCGGTTTTATTAGCAATAAAGAAGTTATTTTAGAAGGTGGATATGATGGTTATGTTAGAAAACAAGAAAGTGGTAATACTTTTGATGGAACTAATATAATTGGAATATATCGTTCACCAGATTTGTCTTTAGGTGATTCTGGTATTAGAAAATTAATGCAAAGAGCTATTATTAACTACGGAGTTGAAGGAACAATAGATGCTCAAATGAGAATTAGGTACGATGGTGATGCACAAGATGTACCTCAACCTACTTCATTTGATTTATCTAATCCGGGTGGAATAGCACAGTACGCTGCTTCAACATCAACTTATGGATCTGCTGTTTATGGATCTAGTGGAGCACCAGTACAAAGACAATCAATAGAAGGTTCAGGATTTTTAATCGCTGTTAAAGTGGATCATAATAGTGCTTTAAGTCCGTTTACTTTATTTTCATATCAATTAGAATTTACTCTTGGAGGGCGTAGATAATGGGTGCAACATATACAAGGCAAAGTAGCACAGAAATTGTTGATGGTGAAGTTATTAATGCTGCTGATTTCAACAACGAATTTGCCGCACTCGTAACAGCTTTTGCTGCCTCAACAGGTCATAGTCATGACGGAACAGCTGCTGAAGGTGGTAATGTTACTAAATTATTAGGAACATCTATTACCATAGGTGATGCTACAGCAGGAACAGATATAACAGTAACATTTGATGGTGAAACATCTGATGGTGTTTTAACATGGATGGAAGATGAGGACCAATTTAAATTTTCTGATGACATAATGATTGTTGACGATGAACAATTAATATTTGGTACAGATTCAAATGTTGCTATAAGTTATGATGAAACAACAACTGATTCTTTAAAGATAGCTGCTACTGAAGGTGCAGCATTAGCTATTACATTAATGGCTGATGAAGGTGATGATGCAGGAGATGAGTGGAAGCTCAACATTGCAGATGGTGGTACACTTACATTAGGTAATGACATAAATTCTGCTGGTACTTATGTAACACATCTAACATTAACACCAAATGCTACAGTAGCTAATTCAACTTTAGCCGTTGCAGGTAATATTACTTCTGGCGGAGATGTAACTATATCCGATGATTTATTATTAGACTCAGATAGTGCTGTTCTTAAATTTGGTGATGATCAAGAAATAACAGTTACTCATGTTGCTGATACTGGGTTAAATATAAAACATACAGCAACTGGAGATGATAAACCTATAGTCTTAACTCTTCAAACAGGTGAGACAGATATAGCTCAAGACGATGTTATAGGAAAAATAAACTTTCAAGCTCCAGACGAGGGAACTGGTACTGATGCAATTTTAGTTGCCGCTGGTATTGAGGCAATATCTGAAGGTGATTTCAGTTCTTCTAGCAATGCTACAAAATTATCTTTCAAGACAGGAGCTAGTGAAGCAGCAACAGAGAAGATGAGTATATCTTCTGCTGGTAATGTAACAATGAAGAACACAGCTACAACTGATGATTCACCTATGGTCCTTACATTACAAACTGGTGAAACAGATATAGCAGCAAATGATGTTTTAGGTAAGATAGACTTTCAAGCTCCCGATGAGGGAACAGGAACAGATGCCATACTTGTTGCTGCTGGAATAGAGGCTGTTTCTGAGGGTGACTTTAGTTCATCAAGTAATGCTACAAAACTATCTTTTAAGACTGGAGCTTCTGAAGCTGCTTCTGAAAAGATGTCTCTAAGTTCTGGTGGTAATTTAACAATCTCTGGTGATTTAACTATATCAGGTGATGACCTTACTATGGGAACTAATACATCAGGTAATTTATTAATAGCTGATGGTACAAATTATAATCCTACAGCAGTAGGAGATTTATCAGAAATATCTACTGTTGCAAGTGATGACGTTTTATTAGCTGTAGATACTTCAGGTGGTGGATTAAAGAAAATTACTAGAAGCACACTTATAGCAGGATTAGCTACATCTGGTGCAATAAGTAATGTTTCAGAAGATTCAACTCCACAATTAGGTGGTGATTTAGATACTAACTCACATAACATCCAGTTTGATGATGCACATGGTATTCAAGATGATAGTGGTAATGAGTTTATTGTTTTTCAAAAAACAAGTACCGCTGTAAACCAATTTGACATAACCAATGCTGCTACAGGTAATGCACCAGAAATATCCTCAACTGGTGGTGATACAAACATTGATTTAAAACTCACACCAAAAGGAAGTGGTCAAGTTGTTATAGATGGTAATGTTGGTATTGAGACTGGTCTTATAGATTTAAAAAATGGTGGTTCACAATCTTCTGTAAGATTTTATTGTGAAAGTTCCAATGCTCATTATGCAGCAATACAAGCACCAGCCCATAGTGCTTTTTCTGGCAATGTAACCTTGACATTACCTGCAACAACTGATACACTTGTAGGTCTAACAACAACAGATACACTCACCAATAAAACACTAACAAGTCCTGTACTAAATACAGCTACTGTAGGAACATCTATAGTTCCTGCTAGTGCAGATGGTGCAGCACTTGGTTCTGCTTCTGCTGAGTTTTCTGATTTATTTCTTGCAGATGGTGGTATTATAAAGTTTGGTAATGACCAAGAAATTACTTTAACTCATAATGCAGATAAAGGATTACTACTTAAACATACAGCTACAGCAGATGACAAACCAGTATCATTAACATTACAAACTGGTGAAACTGACATTGCTGCTAATGATGTAATTGGTAAAATAGATTTCCAAGCACCAGACGAAGGTACAGGAACAGACGCTATATTGGTAGCAGCAGGTATTGAAGCTGTATCAGAAGGTGATTTTGCAGCAGATAATAATGCTACTAAGTTGTCATTTAAAACAGGTGCATCAGAAGCTGCATCAGAAAAAATGTCATTGAGTTCTGCTGGATTACTTACTGTTGCAGATGACATTATGATTAAAGATGGTGGAACAATAGGTGTTGCTTCTACCAATGATGCTTTAACAATAAGTTCCGCAGGTTTATTAACAGTTAAGGATGATCTAGTAATTAAGTCTGGTGGTACAATAGGTGGTGCAGGAGACACAGACTTATTAACATTAGGCTCTGCAATATTAACAGTAGCTGGTGAAGTTCAAATGACTACACTAGATATTGGTGGAACAAATGTAGGGTCAACAGCAGCAGAATTAAATTTACTTGATGGTTCTGCTAAATCAACATCATCAATTACCATAGATGATGCAGATGGAATTATAATTATTGATGGTACAACAACGAAGCAAATACCAGCTTCAGACATTTCAACTTATGCTGCCTTAGAAGCGACAGCATTAGCCATTGCATTAGGATAGGAGATATAATATGGCAAATACGTTTAAGGTCATAACTAAGGCGGGCATTACAAGTGCAGACGTAGTTTATACAGTTGCTAGTAGCACCACAGCCATAGTTTTAGGATTTCAAATTGGTAACACTACAGGTTCAGCAATTACTACAACTGTAACTCTTACTTCAGATACAAGTGGTAGAACAAATGCTAACGATGAGGCTAATGAAACTGTAGAAATATTAACTGGAACCGCAATACCAGCGAATGACACACTAGCTGTTTTAAGTGGTTCAAAATTAGTTATGGAAGCAACAGACAGTATGACTGTAGTAGGAACTGGTGCTGTTGATGTAACTATGTCAGTCATGGAGATTACATAAAATGGGAAAAATTAGTGGTAACATTATTAGTGGAGCTATTTCTGCTGGAGTATCTCTGGCTAATGACACAGACAATAGACTAGTAACAGCAGTTGGAGATGGATCTATTAATGGTGAAGCAAATGCAACATTTGACGGAACAACCTTACAATTACTAGCAAGTGCTGGTGGATTAAAAATAGCTACAGATTTACAAACTGCCGATGTAAATACTTTAAGTGCTTATGAACAAGGAACATTTACACCTATACCAAGATCTCATAATACATCCATACAGAGAACAGATTTAGATAGTACTGGATGGTACATACGAATTGGTAACTTTGCTTTTGCTACTGGTATTCATTACGCAGATAGAGGTACTAACAGTAATTTTACAAAATTTGCTGGTGTTCCCTTTGGCGATGGTGGAACAAGTGGTTCTAATAATCCTTCTGTAGACCTTATACAAGTAGATTACTCTAACTCTTCTGGTTATACTGATTTTGCATCGGATCAAGGAATTAAACTTTTTCAACAGGGTGGGGTAGTATACACATATTCTGGAATCGCAAATAGTTTAAATTCTGGTGGAACTAACTGGAACGTAGCACAATCTATGAAGGCTTCAACAAATGTTACTGTATCATTGATTTGGAAATACATATGGGATGATGTTTAATTTAAAAGGAGAAAAAACATGGCATTAAAAAAAGTGAAAGAAACTAATCTTGTAGATGTTGGAACAGATAGAGAAGGACATCCTCTACTACAAATTCGTGAAAAAGTTTCAATTAAAGAAGGTTCTGAAACTAGATCATGGGGTTGGAATAGATTAGTAATTAATCCTAATACTGATTTAACTAATTCATCTGAGCACATAAAAGATGTAGCTTCTGCTGTTTTTACGGATAAAATAAAAAAAGAGTTTAAAGAAAAAACAGATTTAATTGACTCAGATCCAGCAGAATATAGTAGAAAATATTTAAATGGGGAGTAGCTTACTGTGGGTGATATAACGCAAAAAAATATAACGCAAAGTTTTTATGTAAACTATGCTGATGATGGAACGGCTACAATCTTAGTAGATGAAAGAACAAAATATTATGAAGATAATAAATACCTTTCTAGCGTACAAAATACTAGGACTATTACATCTTCCTCCGATTGGTCAGGTGAACGTGACGATATAAAAGCAGTAGCAGATAAATTATGGACCAGTTAGAAACTAAAGATAATCCTAGTATTACTGCTGGACATTTAGATAACAATCATATTTATTCAGATACAAATGCCTTATCTGAAAAAGTGCGTGAAGCTATACAAAAAGAAGACCTAGAAGAAAAAACTGTTATAGCACCTAAAATGGAAACTTTTGTTTCTGGGTCTATTATTCCAACTATTGTTTGTGATGATTTAGTAAAATTTTACAATGATGATAACAGCCCTTTTCCTATATTAGAAGGTATGATTGGTAGAGTTCAAGAAGGTAATGAATCTGGTACAGCCATAACCGACAAAACAGAAAAAGACTCTCGTGATATGAGTATTCATTGGCAAGTAAAAGATTACAGAATAGGAAATTTTTATCGAGAATTACATAGGGTATTTGTAGAATACAGACAAAGATATGTTACCTCTCAGAGTTTACGTTTGCGTATTTATGAAACATTTAACATACAAAAATATCCTAAAGGTGGTGCATATTTTAAGTGGCATAGTGAAAGAGTAAATACTGAGCCTAAGTCAGCTATGAGAGCATTAGCTTGGATGACATATTTAAATGATGTAGAAGAAGGCGGAGAAACTGTATTTTTTAATCAACAGTTAGTTATAAAACCAAAAAAAGGGCATACTTATATTTGGCCCGCTGATTGGACACACACTCACAAGGGAAATCCTGCCCCCAATGAGGAAAAAATGATAGCTACAGGATGGTATGAGTTTTATTAAAATGAAAATATTTAGTATATTAGGAGTTATATTTATTTTAATCGCTAGTTCTATAGCAACATCAACACAAGCACAAACTATGATGTGTAATGAAAGAACTACAGTTTTAGAAAGTCTTAAAGTAAATTTTAACGAAGAATTAACAGAACTTGGTGTGGCTGAAAACGGTATAGTTGTAGCTTTTACTGTTTCTCCTAAAAAAACATGGACCATGCTAATGATACCAACAGCCAAACCCTATAGTTATTGTATTTTAGTTACAGGTTCTGCATGGGAACAGAAAGAATCAACATCAACAGGTCTTGTAACAAACGGAGGTTTAATATCTATTGGTATAGATGATAATTCTAATTGGGCTATGATAATGGTAGATGACATTTCAAAACAAGTTATCCCTTTAATTACTGGACACGCTTGGGATAGGCTAGTAGACATTAACATACAAAAACAATCTTTATAATATTAAGGAAAAAAGATGGCTAGATTAAAACTAAAACCTCTTCCAATGCAAGAAGGAGGAGGTATAGAGGATCGTAATAGACCGATTATAGACATTATAGGAAGTCAAGCTGTAGCTCCAGTTCTACCTTCTGGGGCTACTTTTGTTGGTGAAGGACAAACTGCACAACCATTAGAATTTCAACAAACACCTCAAATAACAGATGCACCTGCTGTATCTACACCTTCTATAGCACAAGCACCACAAGTTCAAATAACACCAACAACCGCACCAACTATTGAAACAGCACAACGAGCAGCCCCTGCTGGTGTTATGGATGCTGCTACACTTGCTGCACCCACTCAAGTTATAGATGCTCCGCAACGTGGTGTATCCGAACAAGCAATTCCTGTTGCAGCTGTACAAGACTTACAAGAACAAGCTACAGTACAATATCAATTATCTGAATTATACAAAAGTATTGAAGATGGAAAA